GTTGTTCCACATCTAGGCAATATTCGTCCAAGGGTTAGTCTCTATGAACCCATGGAACTTCCAGACATTGATATGGATGTAATCAATTACTATGAAGAAGGTGAGAATGTAAACTTCAATCAAAGAAGTTATGCTGAAGGTATCAAGAAACCTTGTTATCTTCCTTCATATAAAATGGTAGTCGATACGACTGGAGGAATCCTACCATGTGATAATAATTGGCAGGAAGTAAAGTATCTCACTAATATCTTTGACGATACATTGGAATCTGCATGGTTGGATAAGATGAATCCTTTCCGTACTAATTGTGCAAAGGATAGATCTCTTAATGAGTATTGTCGCAACTGCGATGCAGGTGGTACTTTGTATGGATCAGAAGAGATGAAACTTCTAACTGGTCAATGAGAATATCGGTATTCAATGATTCTACTGGTGAACAATTCTCACCTGATGGTATTAGTGTATTCGGAGTAAAATGTCTCAGGGATGTAAAAATTAGTAAGAGACAGGTTTTAGAAGCATTAGATATATTCAAGAAAGACATTGAAGAAGAACAGAGTCTTTCTGAAGAAGAGTTGAAAAATAAACAAAGACTAGTATCCGAAAATAGTTTTTCGCCAAAGACTGGGAAACTAACAGGTTCCAGAAGAAAACATAAGACTCAATCATTCTTCACTAAACTACCATTTCTTTATGTTGATGTAGAAGATGATGGTATGTTTCAGTACCCATACTTCTACTCTCCACTTAGAGAATCAGGTAGATTAACCTGTTGTGGTCATGGTAGATCATTGATAAACTTTAGATACTTTCCAGATATGACAAGTGATGTCATAGATCAACATTCAGACTGGGGTATTGGAGGGTTTGAAGTTATAGAAGAGGTCGTTGACTTCGTTTCACACAACAAATACTGGAAAGATAAGAATCCAGAAGTTTGTAGTGTTGGACTTTTAGAACATGATGGGGTCTGGTATATGAATCATATTGATTTTGTATCAGAAGATTATATTAAGAACCATGCAAACTTAAGACCTGCATACTTCATCGAAATGACATGTAAACTTGATTTATGGAAGATGCAGAGAGATTGCATACTTAATGCAAATGGTAAGGTGAATGTAAAAGATGTATTAGACTCTCTTGTTTTACCTTACTTGAATTATGTAAGACAGGACTATGACTGGAAAGTCTAGTTGCCTCAATCATCTACAGATGATATAGTACACTTGTTAAGAGAAACACATGCGACCAGAAACCAGAGAATCCATGGAAATGTTATTTTCCGCAAAGTGGAACTTGCCCAAAGCTGCTAAGCATTGTAACCTTAGTATCAAGGAAATGAAAATTACTTTCAACGAGTATTGTAACTTCCACCCTGCTACTTGGAAAACTGAGGAGTAATCCTCCCATGGGAGTATGGCGGAATCGGTAGACGCACCAGACTTAAAATCTGTTGGGCATTATGCCCGTGAGAGTTCAAGTCTCTCTACTCCTACTATAAATACCTACAATTAGATTGTTATCATGTCGTTGAAAGAAAAGTTCATCTCCTGGTTTACTGGGTATTTTAATAATCAACGTCAAGCATTCCACCGCCCACGGGAGTTTGCTATGATCGAACTTACCCATACTGCTGTAGAGGGTGAGGATGATACTTTTCGTGTAATGCAAAAGTATGTTATTGATCCAGATCCTTACAGACAAGCGATCATTGTGATTGAGGAACAGGGAGAAGATATTCTCTTGAAGTCTTACAATGATGATGAAGAACGTGCATACAAAGAAGGTTGTGATGTACGTTTTAGATATGAAGAAGAATTAGATAGATTCGTGGGTGCAAATCTATGTGATACATGTATGGTTGAGAGGGTACCTGGGGTACCTTCGTATCTAAAGACCGAGGCAGTATTGGGCGAGGATTACTATTCAGTTAAAGATACTGGTCATAACCCAGAAACACATGACCAGATCTGGGGATCTCAACACGGATTCTTTGAATTCGATAGGAAGTAATCCTCACTTCGTGCCAATTTAGCTCAGCTGGTAGAGCAGGGCTTTTGTAAAGCTCAGGTCGTCGGTTCAAGTCCGTCAATTGGCTTTTAGGAGGATTTATGGTCATCAATCTCTGGTACAATGGTGCAATGGATGAATGGAGATGGACACTATCAGATCCCAAGAATCTAGATCAACATTCAGGAAATAGAGAAAATATTCGTGATGCAATGAATGATATTGCGAATACAGTGGAACATTTAAGGGATGAAAAGGGAGTAAATATGGAGTTAAAGAAACCTACATGTTTGCCAAAAGACTTAGATAAGTGATAATATAATACTGGCGATACTCGTCAGCGACAAATCCCTTCCGTGTGACTTCAAAAACCCTCATGCAAGTGGGGGTTTTTTTAGTGTCTAAATATAAAAAGAATAGATTTGTCACTATAGGAAACCGAGATGCCTCTAAGTAGATTAGAAAATTTCCTAAAGAATGCTGAAGGTAATATTCTGTATGTAAACCCTTCAGACTTCGACGCCACGGATAGTTTTGAGAACAGAGGTAACTCTCTGACTAGACCATTCAAGACGATTCAGAGAGCGATTATCGAGTCCGCAAGGTTCTCGTTCAGAGCAGGTAGAAATAACGATAAGATTGATACTACAACAATCCTCGTTTATCCTGGAACTCACTATATTGATAATAGACCAGGTTATTCGATTCGTGATAACGGCGGAACTGCTGAAATCAAGAAACTTGTTGACAAGAAGTGGACCACGATTGGTGCATCTCTAACAGAATTTTCCGAAGATTCTAACTTCGATATCTTCGATGAAGACAACGATCTATTCCGCTACAACTCTACTGAAGGTGGTGTAATCCTACCTAGAGGCACATCTATTGTCGGTCTTGACCTCCGTAAGACTAAGATTAGACCACTATATGTGCCCGATCCACATGATGATCAGGTTCTCCCAACTTCTATCTTTAGAGTTACTGGTACCTGTTACTTTACTGCGTTTAGTATCTTTGACGCAGATCCTAACAGATCCGCATATAAAAATAGTTCAGATCTGAAGGTTAATCCTTCTTTCTCTCACCATAAACTTGCTGTATTTGAATATGCAGATGGTGTAAATGATGCGATCTTAGATAATGTTGATATGGGGATCACTGATCTCGATATGTATTATGCTAAGGTAACTTATGCATTTGGTTCAACATCTGGACGCCCTCTTGCCAACTATCCAGTAGGTAAAGACTTTGAACCTCTTGTTGATGAATATAGAATTGTTGGTGATCTTCGTGCCGATCCTATCGGTATTACCTCCATTAAGGCGGGTGATGGTGCTATTCCTACCACAACTATCACAGTCACCACTAGCGAGGCGCACGGACTCTTTAAGGACACGCCTATCCTCCTTAGTGGTATTACCACCAACCCAGCTGTATATAATGGTTCGATTGTTGTTAGTGATGTTGTTAGTAACACCGAGTTTACCTATACTGCTAGGACCAACCCATCAAATCCACTACCAGCATCTTCTCAGATCTCCAATGCTCAGGTAGTTGTTGAGTCTGATTCGGTATCTTCTGCATCTCCATACATCTTCTCATGTACTTTGAGATCCGTTTATGGTATGAACGGAATGATCGCTGATGGTAACAAAGCGACTGGATTCAAGTCGATGCTTACCGCTCAGTTCACGGGTATTTCCCTCCAGAAGGATGATAATGCCTTCATGGTATTTGATGACACTACCCAGATCTATAACGATAACGATACTGCTCCAGAAGAACAGAAACCATTACACATTAACTCTACCGCACTCTATAAGAGAGGTTGGGAATCTACACACGTTACTGCAAAGAATGACTCTATCATTCAGTGTGTTTCGATCTTTGCTATCGGTTTTGCAAGACACTTTGTTGCAGAAACTGGTGGTGACATGTCTATCACCAACTCCAACTCTAACTTTGGTGCAGTTGCTCTCGAATCAACTGGATTCAGAAACGAAGCATTCGATAGAGATGATGTAGGTTATATCACTCACATTATTCCACCAAGAGAACCAGATCCTCGTGAATCTAACATCACCTGGTTGTCTCTTGATGCAGAAAAGATTGTTTCTGCTGCACAAACTGAAAGACTATATGTATTTGGATATAACTCTAAAGACGTTCCACCTTCTTCCCAGATTGACTCTTACAGACTGGGTGCAAAGAGAGGTGAGGAGATTAACCTAGAAGTTATTATTGGAACTGAGAAGAGTAACTTTAGATCTCCAGTTCTAATGCCAGTTCCTTCTGGTATTGGTACATCTTCACAGAAAGTTTATAGAGTCGGTAGAAATGCTGGTATCAATAGTATTTCTCAGTCTATCTTCACTCTGACTGATGATCACCAACTATTCAATGGCGAGAAAGTTCGTCTTGTCTCCGATACTGGTGAAGTTCCTAACAACGTTGAACAGGATAAACTATACTTTGCTTTCACAACTGGACTCAATGCAGACCAGATTAAACTTTCGTCCACTCTGAATGACACTATCAATGGTACAACCATCGGTGGTATTTCTAACAATGGTGGTGAACTTAGAATCGTATCTTTCGTTGCTGATAAAGATCCTGGTGAACTTGGTCACCCAATGCAGTTTGATGAAGATGAATCTAGATGGTATCTACAAGGTTCCAAATCTACGGCATTCAACACCATTTACGATGGTATTGTAGGCATCGGAACTTCAATTCTAGGTAATCAAACTGGTGCAACATTCGTAACCAGAAGACTTGATAACAGAGGTCTAGAAGATCGTCTCTATAAGTTCCGTTATGTAATTCCAAAAGAATTCTCTAATGCAAGACCACCTTCTGATGGTTTTATTCTACAAGAATCTAATACAGTTGGTTTTGGATCTGCATCTTATCTGACATCTGCTCTTGCAAATACAACTCAAATTAGAAACCCAACCATCATTACTGATGCAAGTTATGTTGGTCAAGAAGTAACCATTAGAACAGAAGAACCACACCACTTTGTTGCTGGTGACACTGTTAAGATTAAAAATGTTAGATCTACTAACAACTTAACTTCTAATGCTCAGATTCCTTTCAATGGTGAATATCCAATTTATAGTGTTCCTTCTACAAGAACATTTACGATTGCTGGTATTACCACTGACCCAGGAACATTCCTGAACGAAACTAACCAGAGAACCACACAACAACAGGTTGACGCTCTACCAACTGCACAAAGACTTAAGTATAAGGATTCTATTTTCGTCTACAGATCTCAAGAGATTAAGAGTCTAATCCCTGGTACTGATGGTCAGGATGGTATCTATCTTGTCACTCCTATTTGTGGATCTATCAAACCAATCGATGAGATCGGTTATGGTGTATCTGAAAGAAGATTCAATCAGGATGTTAGAAACCTCTATCCACAACAAGATAGAGACAACTACAACTCTGACCCTGAAGGAACAACTTCTCTTGCTAAGTTAAGTCCTCTCGGAAAAGTTACCACAAACAGCAAACAGAAATCTGTTACTAAAGAAGCACTCAATTACTTCTTTGAGAATAACCAAATTGGTTATGCTATCACTGGTGGTGTTGTTTCTGGTGCAGGTAACACAACTCTAACAATCTTCCTTGATACTGAACATACTCTAAACTCTATTAAGGAACTATCCATCATCACTGATGGTGCTGGATATAACAACAATACTGGACTTTCAACAACTCTATACTCTACAGAACTTTCTAATAGTCTGATTGTTGGTTCTAATGCTGCAGTTCGTGCTGAAGTTTCTGCTGCAAATACAGTCAGTTCCGTTTCTATCGTTTCTGCTGGTGGTGCATATGCTATCGGTAACACGATGACAGTTTCTGCATCACCTGCTGGAGCACCAAGTGTTTCTGCTGTTGTTGAAGTTACTGATATTAACAATAACATTGGTGATGCTATTGAACTTACTGGATTCCCAGATGATGCTTTCAACGACATCTTTGAAATTAGAGAGATCCCATCAACATCTTCTATTGTTCTTGAAAAGAGAGGATCTGTTGGTCTTGGAGGAACTTTCCCAGAAAGAAACGACGTAAGAAGACCTATTGCATATGTTTCTTCTCCAAAGGTTGGTATTGCAACAGTTGACTTCACTGATGCATTAGGTATTGCAACAGTAACAACACTAACTGCACACGGATTACAACCAGGTAATACATTTACCTTCGGTGGATTTACCGCTGGTGGTGGTATTAGTACAAATACTTTCTTCGAGAGAAAGTTCATTACAAATGAAGTTCCAGGCATCACAACATTCATCTTTAATGCTGGAATTACTACTGAAAATCCAGAGAGAGATTTTGGCACTGCTAGTCTTCTTAAGTTTAACTTCTCCTCTAATGGTAGAGCACTCGGTCTAGGTGAAGAAAACCTGAATGGTAGAGGTTCCACATTCTACGCAGGTATTACTACAACACTGAGCACAATCGTAACCACTACTGATACAACAATCACTCCAGTAGATACTGCTGGTTTCTATAAGGGTGATTATGTTCAGATTGGTGCAGAGATCATGCGTATCTCTAACAACGCATCTAGTGGAACGTTTGCTGTTCTAAGAGGTCAATTCTCTACGACTGCTGCAGTACACCAAGCAAATGAACTTATCAAGAAAGTTCGTATTCTCCCAATGGAGATTCGCAGACACTCTATTCTTCGTGCATCTGCACATACATTTGAATACCTAGGATTCGGACCTGGTAACTATTCAACTGGTCTACCACTTAAACAGGATAGAATCCTCACTGATGAGGAAGTTCTAGTATCTCAGGCAAGAGAACAAGATGGTGGAACTGTTGTTTACACCGCTATGAATGATCGTGGTGAGTTCTTTACTGGTGTTACTAAGATTAGTGCTGCAACTGGTGAAGAAGAAGTCATCGAGGCACCTATTGTTACTTACTTCGGTGATGACATTGAGTCCGAACTGACTAGAAGAAACAATGGTGTATTTGATGACCTAGTTGTTAAGAACAGAATCACAGTTGAAGGTGGTGAAAATAACAACCAAACTTCTCAGTTCTATGGTCCAGTCAACTTCTCCCAGAAAGTTACATCATCTTCTGAAGATGGTCTAGAGACTAAGGATCTATACATTAAGGGTCTTGCATCTCAACCAAAACTGATCACAGTTGGTATTTCTACACCTATCGATGCTAAGAGAGTTGGTGACATCTCCCTGCTTGCAACTCCTGATAAAGGTGGATACCTAGGACACATTTATGCCGATGGTGATTGGAGACGTTTCGGAATGATTTCCGAAGAGAAGAATCGTGACTTCTTGATTATCGATCAGATGGGCATCGGTGAAAAAGGTGGAGTCTTTGACTTCACTGATGAACTTGAAGTTAATGGTAATGTCAAGGTCAAAGATCTCCGAGTTGAGGGTAACGTAACCTTCGCAGGAAACCAAGCGATTGGTAATGCATCTTTCGATAAGATTACCATCAACCAGACAGCATCATTTGTTGGTACGGGTACAAACTATTCCATCATCCATACTGATACAACTGATATTGCTCAGTTTGGTAACTTGGAAGTAACTGGTTATGCTGCAACATTTGCAAGTTCTGGTAATGATTACGAGTGGTTGACAATTCAACGTAGATTACACTCCACTTATAGTGGTATTTCTACATTCGATGGAACACTCAAGGTTGGTAACCTTGTAATGAATTCAAACTCTGGTATTGTATCTGTAAGTCGTGCAGAGATTGATGATTTATATGCGACAGTAGGTACAATCGATACCCTATATGCACAAAGTGGTATTATTACCGCACTGAGAGTATCTCAGATCTCTAGTGTCAACCCAGGTATTGGTCTCACAATCTTTGCAAACGTAGGTATCATTACATCTATCACTGGTGTTGCTGCTACAATTACTAAGGGTGATTTTACAGAATTATTTGCAACCAATGCTTCGATTAGTAATCGTTTCTTTGCTAAAGACGCAAGAGTTAATACTGGTCTAACAACCAACTTTAAGTCAACTAATGCAACTTTAACCAACGCATATGTCAACGTAGGTGTTGTTACAACCCTAGTTATTCCTTCTACTGGTTATGTGGGTTCCGCAGTTGATGGTTGGATGGGTGCTCCAACTGCATACATTAACTCTGGTATTGTTACCACCATTCAAGGCGCAAATTCAACCTATGTCAATGTAGTTGGATCTACGAAGGTAACTTCACCACTATTCCAAGGTCAAGATACAAACAACCCTTCGGGCGCGGGTAAACTCTTTATCCAAAATGCTCAGGTTGCTTCTAGACTATGGTTGAATGGTACTGCTGACTCTGAAGGTATCAGATCTGTCGTTGGTGTTATTACTTACCTCGGACCTAATGCTAAGTCTGATCTTGGTAATCTTTCCGCAGGTAACATGCACGTCAACTGCGGTGCTGATGGTAAGATTAAGGCGAGAACAATTCAGTCAACAGTTCCAACAGGAACTGCACCATTTGTTGTTGCTTCTAGCACTAAAGTTACCAATCTGAATGCTGATAAACTTGATGGTCTGAATACTTCTGCAACCGATCAATCTGGCGCATCTGTTGTAACAAGATCTGGTGGTTCTTCTGAGTTCAATAAAGTTACTTGCAGAAACTTCTTACTGGAGTCTGCTGGAAGTGGATCCATGACAGTACAGAAGGAAGCAACCTTTAGTGAAAATGTTACTATCGGTTCTGACTCTAATAACGTAATTCTGAGACATCACGGAGCATTCCTTGTTGATGAATCAGGTTTTACTTCTGACGAAAGACTGAAGGAAAACATTGAAACTATTCCTGACGCACTTGATATGGTTCTAGAACTTCGTGGTGTTCAGTTCGATTGGAAATCTTCTGGTAGATCTGACATCGGTTTGGTTGCACAGGAAGTTGAAGAAGTTCTCCCAGAATGTGTCACTGAAGTTGATGATGTTAAGGGTGTTAAATATGGAAACATCGTCGGTCTTTTGATCGAATCCATTAAGGAACTCAGAGGTGAAATTACCGACCTTCAGGAACAAATCAAAGAACTGAAAGGTGAATAAATAATCGTGAACGTTCATTCATTATTTCTACGTCATGTCTGAAGAAACTAAATCAATCTCTGATTACATTACTGAACTCACTGAGAAAGCAACAGAACTTCAAAGTGAGTTGATGGATCTTGAGAAACAATTCAACGTTAAGAAAGAAGAGTTTATCAAGATTCAAGGAGCAATCGAGGCATTCCAAATTGCTAACTCTAGAGGCACTCCAGATATAGCAGTCTGATTGAAACTCCACAGAGTAATTATAGTTAAATACTACGGGGTCTGTCAAGTGTTGACTGCCCCGTTTTTCTTTGGTATATTATGAAAATGAACCAACAACCTTTCGATCCCAACCAATACCCTGGATTCTGGGAACAAATGAATAACTTCAAAGATTTTTTGAAGGAAGTCGGTCAAGGAGTTGCCGAAGATGGAACTCTATGGTCTGATAAAACTATGGAGGAAAAAAGACAATACACCTGTGAAAGGTGTACTGAATTTGATCATCAAAGACTGAGATGTACGGCATGTGGTTGTTTCATGAAAGCAAAGTGGAAGTTTGAACGTAGTAAATGCCCACTCGATAAGTGGGAAAAATGAAAAAAGAATCAGAAGAATTGAATTACTTGGAATGTTCTAAAGAACCAGAAAATCCTACAATACCTCTAGTAATTTCTCTCATTGTTGTTTTTTTCTTTGGAATCGGCATTATTATGCTGGGTTATTTCAAAGGTAATATGCACCTCATTACTACACTCAAGAACGCCTACAATGCCTATTCTTAACTTCCTTCTCGCTGTAACTTTATGGGTACAAGTACCACAATGGTCCGATGATTGGTCAAATTGCGCTGTGGATGTTCCTGACAGCAGTTGTCACTGGTATATTCCTGCTCCCGATAATACTTTTGGCGACGGATTTGATTGGGCAACTGCCCCCTGGTATTCTGTAGAAGGTTTACAAGATATTGCAAACTTACATGACGAAGTTGTTTCACAAGGGCACCAATATACGTTAGAATCGTTGCAGGATAAGGACTAATATGTGTGGGATCGCTGTCGTCTACTCTAAGAAAGAAAAGATTCACCACAACTTAATTAAGATCGCTGAGAAAGAATTATCTCCCAGGGGTCCAGTATCATCTACCCATTATCTTGGTGATGATGTTTATATGTTCCAGTCTGTTTTGCCTATTCAGACTGAAAGAGTTGATGAAGAAAGATGTGTGTATCTTCCACAGAACTTCAAGGTAACTCTTTACAATGGTGAAATCTATGATGATCATGAATATACAAGTGACACCGAGTTAATCCAAGAAAGTAAGGATCTTTCTGGTACTTTGAACCATGCAGATGGAATGTTTGCTGTCTGTGTTGTAGAAAGATTCGGAAATTGGTTTGATGTTGCTGGTTATCGTGATCTACATGGTGAGAAGAGATTATTTTATTACGATAGTCCTAACCTCTTTGTTGTATCTTCTACACCTAGATTCATCCTCAAAGTTATGGAGGAGTATCAGGAACCAGTTCGTGTCAATGAAGTTGCGTTGAAAGATTATTATGTAACGAGACATTATATTTCAAACTCAACATCAATCAAAGGGATCTATCAGTTACCAATAGGATCGAAACTTTGTTTTAATGGTTATTCGTCTGTAGTTCCAATCTGGACTCCTAGAAAGTATCTGAATAAAGATCTAACAAAAGAATTATATCAACTCACCTATCAACAATACTCTAAGTTTACCCGTGATTTGTTGGTAAAAACTATCAACAAGATGCATGAGAATGTTATGCCTCATGTTGCAACATACTCTACGATAAGTGGTGGTGTTGATTCGTCGATTGTCACTGCAATGTTAGAAGAATCTAGCATTAAGATTCAACGTGCAATGACACTCACTTTCAATGAAAAGGATCGTGTTGCACTATATGCGTGGAAGTTATTCAATAAACTAAAGTGTAAACAATTAGTACGGAATGTTGATATTGAAGAGTATTATTCTTCGTACCTTCATTGTATAGAACAACTCTGTAGTCCTGTCGTTGCACATGATGTTCCGTCTGCAAATCTCATGTATGAGATGATGGAACCTGAGTCTATTTTGTATGGTGGTGAAGGCGCAGATGAATTATTTCTCGGGTATGAGTATTACAAGAACTGCATAAAATCCGAGTATGCACAACCAATTCGTAATCGATTTGAGTTATCTTTTGGTCAGGAAATCAATGAAGATTATGATTATGCGTTCGACTTTTTCTTAGATTGTGGGTATAATACCAAAGATGCACATGTTAAAGCATGTTCATTCGTAGATTATTTCCATCAATTACCTAACTCAACCTTCCAAGTTCTTGACCTTATTGGTTCACATTATGGAATCGAATGTAGGACACCATTTGCTCGAAAGGAAGTCGTTATCTTTGGACTAAATTCTCCAGTCCATCACATTATCGGGAAAAAACCACTTAACGATATATTTGAAAACTATTTCAAAGTCTATCCATTCCCTAAACAAGGATTCAGTGGTTATCCAAATGAACTCTATCAGTTTGCTACAACAGATTTTGATAGAAGTAAAAATATCTTCGGTAGTTACGATATAGATAGAGTTACTGAGTGGAAATACATTAACACTGAGTTCTTTCTGGAGCAATTTGACTTATGAGAAACTGGAAAAAAGAGTTTGGAGAACTTCCCGCCGAAGAATTAGACAAGGTTGCTATGCTTCGACTGATTGAATGTACCAACGGAATCATTCAATATGCCCATCGAGATGAGGAAGAATGGGCACTCCCAATCGATCAAACTAGGGAAGCAATGCAATACTCTATGGGATCGATTAAGAGGATGCAAATTGATCTTAAAGAGAGATCAATTACATTCGAGGAACCTACAGAAACTCTATTCAAAGCAATCCGAGATCTTTATATCGAGGGTGTGAAGATGGGGAACGATGAAGCATTCGAGAAATTTTTAGATGCTTCAAGAACCAATCTTCTTGTCTGTGGTAAAGAACGACTGCTAAAAATGTTGTCAGTTGTTAGAGAAGAAGTCCCAGGAGTTATCGGAGAACGTGTAGACTGGGGGATGAATTATATTTGGAGTTTCTGTGGTTGGAACATGGCAGAATTGTGTGGTGGTGAGATCGACTACAGAACTGGTGAAGAATATGCTGAAACATCTAAACCTGATATTGGATTCGGACGATGAATGATTTCTTAGATAATCTTGGTGCAGAACAATACCAAAAGATTGTAAAAAAAATTCTTGAGAAACAACAACAGGAGAAAGAACAAGATGGTAAAGAGTCGCGATCTGCCAACTGAGTATTACAAAGTTGGATATTATCTCGGTGATCATCATCGTTTCGCCACATATTTCACACTAGAAGCAGCACAAGAAGCGATGATGAGAATGATCGAGAGAGGAGTCAGGGTCACTGGACTCGCATCTGCCATGCTGTGACACCCTACAAGGTGTCTACAGGACGTGCCAGGGGTCTCTGATCCGTGTATATTAAATGAGTCGAGGGGAGACCCGAGACAACACACCGAGAGGTAAATCAAATGTGTTCTCATCCGCAGAACCGCCTCTCTCACACTTCCTTAACTATGGGCACTCGTTCTCGCATCGGTATCCAATTCAGTGACAACTCTGTTCTTTCTGTCTATTGCCATTGGGATGGTTATCCTTCTTTCAATGGTAAAGTTCTCCGTGAATTCTACAATACGAAGGAGAAAGCGTCGGAACTGATTAACGGCGGTAACATTTCCTCTCTGCATACTAATGTGGGTTGGAACAATGAAACTCTGCCTGAAACTGGTCCTCAATACTATACTTCCCGTGGTGAATCTATTGAGGAAAATGCACCTACACTTCACGATTCCATGATGAACTTCCTGGAAGATGGTGAAGAATTTGGTTATGTGTTTGCAAATGGAGAGTGGACCTGTTATGATACTAAGACCTGGAGCGATACATACAAGCAACAGGTTGCAATTCCCGCAGGAGGCATTACCGATGGAAACTAAAATGATCCAAGTTAAGTATTACTTTAAGGAACATCCTAAGACATCTCTATCTGTATTTCTAAAAGATCAGAAAGAGGTTGATGCCTTCAAACAAAAACATCCTAACTATGTGTATGTTGAGGCATGACTTATGGACATTCTGTTGATTCTATTGGACATTTTCAAGATGTCGATTGCTACCTGTAGATGGGGTGATTTGACTGAAGAAGATGCTCAAATCGTAACGAATGCTCCCTTCCTAAAAGTGTTTCACGCCTCTGTACTTCGCAGAGGTCCATTTACTGATTCTCTCACAACTTCTGTAGAATGAACAACGAAAAGTACAATGATTTCGATGAACTCTATGATGTTTTCATGGAGGCAGGTAGCGATGAATGGTTGCTACCAGAGTGTGGAGTTGAGGAAAAATTTGATAGTGAAACAATGAAAATGCTCAAGGATTTTTGAGCATTGTGACAATCGAATAACCTGCACAGACCTCTTGACTTCTCAGTCGAGAGGTTTTATATTGTATTCATACAAAAGAAACGAGGTCAATGCAACTCCGTCCCCATCAGATTCGCATCCTTGATCGTATGCGGAACTACAAGAAAGGTAAGATAATTGTTCCTACTGGTGGTGGTAAAACAATGTGCATGATTCAAGACACCGCACATTCTCAACAATCTAAGTGTGGTTCTACCACCATTGTTGTTGCTCCTCGTATTCTCCTTGCAGAACAACTTTGCAGTGAGTTTCTGGAAGTTCTGAACGTAAAATATGCCCATGTGATGCACGTTCACTCTGGTGAAACTCATCACTTCTCTACTACTAACCCCGAGAAGATTCACGTCTTCGCTAACACTGCCCGTGAGGTGGGTGAGGATGTTCTGATCTTCACTACTTACAACTCACTGCAACGTATTGCTGATGCAGATATTGAAGTCAATAACATTTACTTTGACGAGGCACACAACTCTGTAAAGAAGAACTTCTTCCCCGCGACTGAACATTTCAGTGGTGAATCTGATCGTTGTTTCTTCTTCACTGCGACACCAAAACAATCCCTTACTCACAAGAAACCAGGGATGAATTGGGGTCATGTTTATGGTCAGACTCTGGTCAATGTTCCTGCTCCTGAGTTGGTTGAAGGTGGTTACATTCTTCCTCCTAAAGTTGTAGTCAAACAACTGGACATGGTTCAAGATAAGATGAAAGTCTGGTCCCGTGATTGTGACTTTCTGATGAAGACTATTGATGATCAACAGACTGAGAAAGTTCTGGTCTGTGCTCGTACTACGAAACAGATTATTGGTCTCCTGACTGACTCTGACTTCCGTACAGATATTGCATCCCGTGGTTTCTCTTGGATGACAATCACCAGTAAGACTGGTGCTATCATTGATGGTAAAAAAGTCAATCGTGAAGTCTTCTTCGATACTTTGAACGCATGGGGGAAAGATCCTAACAAAAAGTTTGTGGTTCTGCATCACTCTATTCTGTCCGAAGGTATCAACGTCAACGGACTGGAGAGTGTCATTTTCCTCCGCAATATGGACTACATTGGTATCAGTCAGTCTATCGGTCGTGTGATTCGATTGGGTGACAAATCTAAGACTTTCGGTCTTGTCTGTGTCCCTGTTTACGACTCTGTGGGTATCACTACTTCCAAGAAAGTTCAGGCGGTTGTTGATACCGTCTTTGAAAAAGGTCTCCCTGCAATCTCTGAAATCCGTCGATGAAAACTACTAAAGACTGGACAATCTATTGCGAGAAGACATTCAACAATCTTCGCGCCAATGCACACAACTGGGGTAAAAGTAAGGAGTGGGATCGAGCAATCACCCGTGACTTTTACCTCGGTGTGTTTGATTCTGGCAACCCTAATTTCAGTGGGTTGATTAGCGAGAACGCACTAAACAATAAACTGAATAAGAAGAAGACCACCAACGATCATTGTTACTCACCCCAACAAGTTGGCAGACAGGTGATGGATCAACAGGATATTTTTCTGGGAAACTATACTAAATTCAAAAACCTATTCTTTTACTGCACTCGACAGATTGTGGTGACTCAGAAAGAGAATGATGAATTATCTTATCTAACACAGAACGATGAGAATGGGTTCCGATTGTTGTGCCCTACTCATCTTAAATATAAACAACTGGGTATCAAATTGTATCAACGACCTGAAGGTAAAGTTCGATGGAATAGTGCCATGCCCGTTGATTGTAATATCATAGAAGTTCTCCCAGAACATACAGAATACGAGAAAAAGTTTTTAGTTGTATGAGTTACTACAACCACAATTCATCACTCTTTGATCCTAAACCTGTGAGAGATTATGTCTCTCATGATGGAATGTTTGCTGTCATTCCGTGTGGAAATAAGTGGATGTTAATTGTTAATGGTGATCAGATGGGAGTATCATCTTCCTTTGAGATTGCCATGCGTCGATTAGAAAAACTAAAAAACACACATTCTAAATAGAAGAAACGCACGAAGACTCCCGCGAAACCAAAATCAAAGAAAATTCAAAATAAACACCTACGTCCCCCCAGTAGTGGCAAGGGATCTCAGGGACATGGTGGACAGTTGAAACAAGTGGACACCGATCCCGCCAATCCACTCCTAAATGCACTATCTTAAACAAGTTGAGGTTAATTCATGACTACCAAGACCAAACGAGTTTGTGTTACTCCCCTGTCTCGTAAAGCAAAGAATCGCTTTGCTAATGAGATGGATCTGTTTCACACTTGCAATGTTGAGATCGAACGTGAACATGAAGGTCAAAAATGGTGGTATCTTCAGTCACTGAATAAGTCTTACTATTTCTGGGTTCCTGCTAAAGGTAACGATGATTGGAAAGTAGAGCGATGATCGATGGATTTCTCCATGAACCACCAACGGACGATCACTATTACGAGGAAGTTTGCTTTAAGACTAATGTTATTGCAATCTTTCTTGTATATCGCCCTGGGTATTTGTTCAATGATCACAATCCACATCGTACTATCTGGGGATTCTACAACACCAAGAAAAACCAGTTTCATGCTCCAATCAACTGCAAAAAGGTTGGTAGTGTAGTAGACATCAGGGACACAACTCCGTTCACTGCAATGCAGTTGAACCTAGAACATTTCAATCCTTTAGAACTCGCACTCTTCACATGACACGTTTCGAGATTACTTACTCTGCTTCAGGTATTCCGCTCACTAAGACTGTTGTTGAGGCGATTGATATACCTGCAGCAGAAAACATTCACAAGTCAATGTATGGAGGATTGCCTGGTTATATTCTCCAGTTTATCTCCGTTCTCTCAAACGGGCATTGACATCACTAAATAAATCTTTTACAATTCAGGAGAACTTTACCAAAACAATGGCATCTAAGTATCTTTATATTGTCGATCACTTCTGCCCCTTTCCTGTTTCTGAATATGGTGGAATCTGGAACGTGATTGCTACTGACGACGAAGAATGTTTCGATCTCATTACTAATGTTGATGAAGACTTTAATCAGCAACATTACGGGACTCTGAGGAAACATATTCAAGATGCTAGAGTGTATCTCCTGGGTGAAGATGAGGAGTCCTGTGTAGTCGAATCTTTTACCACATGACATTTTCAGACCACGAATGTAGTGTACTGTTTAAAGCAGTTAAATACTACTCAGATAATGGAATTAGTGACGCATCAATCAGACACAAAAATGAGACAAACGATTTGATGTTGAAACTCTTTCCATTGCGGAAAGATAATGGCATAATTCCTGGATATAGAGTGGAGGAAGAATGAAAAACTTAGATCCAAACTTTAGGGACGAAGATCGTCAAAAAGAGGACAATAAACAAAAGAATGATGTAATGATGATGCTGATGGGTGAGATGCTCAATAACCCAAATGTGAAAGAAGATGATAACATGAAAAAACTATTAGATCACCTTGATAAACACTTTGAGGTGGACGGATAACCTAGTGTCACAACACCCCTTGCAAAAGGGGTTTTTTTATGCAATGATACTATCATGAAGAAAAACACCCATCTCGAACACCCTGAAGATACAATCTTCGGTGGTAAAGAAGATTTTATGGAGATGCTTCGGTGTCTCCGTTGTGAAGACAATACCATCTCTGTCAAGTATGATGGAGCACCTGCAATCGTGTGGGGGATTGATCCACAAACTAAGAGATTCTTTGTGGGTACTAAATCAGTCTTCAACAAAGTAAAGATCAAGATAAACTATACTCACGCAGATATTGAGAAGAATCACGGAGACAAACCCCGTGTAGCATCAATCCTACATTCTTGCATGGATTGTTTACCTCGTATCGAGGGAATTTATCAGGGTGATTTTATTGGTTGGGGTGGAGAAAAGGTCTACACTCCTAATTGCATCACCTACAAGTTTTTCGACACGATTGCTCCCGAGACGATTGTGTTTGCTGCTCATACTCACTACGTTGGTAACACTATCAAGGATGCAGAGGTTCGCTTTGGTTTCCCTTACGATGTTTCCCCTCCAGAAGTGTATGCAAACCGACAGAAGGGTAAACCATTCGGTCAAGATAAAGTCCGTTTCGTAAATACAAATGTCACCATTACCTCCCGTCATCGTAGAATTAACCACTTTATTCGCCTTGCTGGTGTGGTTGCAAATCTTGTTACGTTTCCTGGAAGAAAAGAAGGAGAACGACTGAAGATTCAGGTCAATCGTTGTATCCGTGAACAGAAAGATATTTCGGATGCAGGTATGTCCAAGATGCAAACTTATCTCTACAAACTTATCATGCACATCAAAGAATTGTTGATGGAAAATATGGAAGCAGATGAGTTGTGTAAGTGTTACTTTGAAGAGGAAGAATGTGACCATGAAGGTGCAGTCATGTCCAACAGATATGGTACCTTTAAGTTAGTCGATCGACGTGAATTTTCTTACAGAAACTTTACAACTGCTAAGAAATGGTTGAATGAAGGTGCTAAAGTAACCTTCCCCATGGACACCTGATCAAAGTGTCCACCAGAGGCGCCAGGCGGTCCTGTGGCGTGTATTATTAAAGAGTCAAAGGAACACAACCGACACATGCTCACCAAAGGTCTTCGTGGAGAACTTCTCCTTCTCAACCAACTTACACCATTTGAAGCAAAACGACGCATGGAAGATTACAAGCGTTGGGAACAAGAACACCGCGAAGAATTGGAGGTGAGTTCTCAACAATTATTTGACGATATGTTCGGAGGTTGATATAATGTTCTTTTCACCTGAAGAATGGGGTTCTTGGGAAGTGAAAAGATTGACTAGAAAAGAATACTATCGGGAATGTTTAGACAAACCCGATAACATCGTAGAGATCGTTACAAAGTATATTGAGACCCGAACTGGTCCTGAGTTTAGTTCTATCAAACAACACTTAGAAAGACAACTTCCATGAAATTTCGAGTCACTTTCATTCACTTTGATTTTGAAGATGACAATTTTGAATTGCCTCCAGCAATGCAAGCAGAAGTCATCGATGAAACTTTTTCTACGATTTGGGAAGCAGACGATGAAGAAGATTTAGTAGAAGAAATTACAGCAGCAACAGGATTCTGCGTCAATTCTATCGATTACGAACACGTTCTTAACTGAAACTCATGACTTATCTTGAATTGCTCGAAAAACTGCAATGTTGCTCCAAAGAAACATTGCAACAGGATGTCACCTTTTATGACATTTCCGATGATGAATTTATCCCTGCTTCGGAAACACATTACACCGACGATAGTTCACAGGTTCTTGATCCTAAACACCTCTACATTGCTTTCTAATTGAGCAATGTGACAATCTACGTGCTGCACACTGATCTCGCCAACGGGATCGGTGTGTCTGTATAATTAACAAAGTTAATCGAAACACATGCAAATCTCCCACGTTCCTGGTGTGACTCGCGTTGGTGAAATTACACTTAACGGGAAAGAATACAAGGGTAAAAAACATGTCTTTCACAAAAGGAAACTTGCACTTGATTATGATGCAAACTTTCCTAAGGAGTTGAAGCGTAAACACGTTTCACTTGTTTATATTTTCTGTGTTGATGGTGAGATATACAAAATTGGACAATCTTCCTGCGGTACTGGTATCGAAGGTTGCATGGGTTTCTATCTCAATTCAGGTACAGATGACCCTGGCATTAACAGGTTCGCGATGAATTTTCTGATTCGTGAGAAACTTACTGCGGGAAGTAAGGTTGAAGTTTATATGATTTACATGGAACCTATTGAAGTTGAGGTTCCTGGATTGTTCAAAAGTCAGAAGATGGTTGTGCCTGTGAGTGCAAAAGGTATTGAAGAAACTTGTCTTTCGCAGTATAATGCTATTGAAGGTTGTGTTCCTCAGTGGAACTTTCAGGAAAATGATGACACAATCCCTGACCACATTCATGAAGCATTCGGACAATACAAAATCGACAGGAAGGTAAAATGAAGACACCAATTCGATATGCTGGTGGTAAATCTAAAGCATACAACATTATCACCGAATACTTACCTAAACTCCCGTATCCTGAGAGAATCATTTCACCATTTATTGGTGGAGGTTCGCTTGAATCTAGGTGGTCATCTGAGGTTGGAGTTGAAGTAGTTGGTTTCGACATTTTCGATGCACTGGTGAACTTCTGGCAACAACTTCTTGCTGATAGTGATGCACTCGCGGATAAGTGTAGGACGTTGGTACCTACCAAGGAAGAATATGCCCGAGTGAAAGAAGAGTTAATGTGTTGGGATTATACTCAAGATATGTTGAAAGATTGGTCAACTAATCATTACAAACGCGATGCGAAAGAACTTGATAACTTAACTGCTGCAGCATACTATTACTTTAATCATAATCTTTCCTATGGTCCGATGTACCTGGGTTGGATGAGTAAGATCTACCAATCCCAAACAAAATGGGATCGAATGGTGAACAATATCCGTGCATATAAGAACCCTAACTTCTCAGTGAAGAAAGGAGACTTTGCAGAGGTTATTGATAGTCACTCCACAGACTTTTTGTATCTCGATCCTCCGTATTATTTGGAGAAAGATAGTGATAACAAAATGTTGAAGGGGATGTATCCGAACTGCAACATTGACGTTCATCATAGTGGTTTCGATCATGAAAAGTTGAGGGATTTGCTACACAATCACAAAGGTAGTTTCATCCTCTCGTATAACAACTGCGAGACAATCCGTGAGTATTATGCTGACTTTGACCTCTACTATCCTGAGTGGCATTATTCATATCAAGCAGGAGAAACTAGGGTCGGAAAGTATAAGAAAGAACGTGGAGTCGATCACAATAAGAAAGAGTCTCATGAGATTCTCATCGTTAAGGTTTGAGTGTGCCAGTTGATTAAAGTGTCCACTGATCCCGCCAGAGGGTCCAATCCCGTGTATATTAAGAGAGTCAAAGGGATTCGCACCAAATGCAACTCACCGCAAAAAGTGGAAACATGGTTGTTGACTTCTATCCCGTCAAATTTGCAACGGGTGAGATTCACAATCGACTGATGTTGAAGGTTGTTACTTTCTTTGGTAAAACTCAATCTAAGAGTTATATCAACAAGAAAGATTTTCAACGTGAGGTTGATTCCCGTGTTGAAGGTTATGGTTACCAAGTGACCGAAATGCACACTGATCCGCAACTCTTTAACTCTGCAATGGGTATGGGTTGCTAGTGCTTTACTTCCTCTCAGTTGTTGTTATCATCCTTTCTCTTTTCTCATGATTCTCGAACAAACCAAACCACAATTTTTGACTGAAGCACTCATCGAAGTTTGCAACAATCAATGGAAGGTTGATGCACTTGAGTCAGGTCATTCTGTTTACACTCAACTGGAAATTGAAGAGGGTCGAAAGTATATCAAAGTTTGGTCTTATCTTGTCAATAATGGTGAGAGACTTTACGGACGTTCTTGCTGGATGTTTATTGATAAGAACTCAGGTGAATGTTACAAACCTGCATCATACAAAGCACCTGCAAAAGGTGTCCGTTATCTGATCACTCAGTTGGCAGATAATCCTCACATTTGTGACCCTTATGGTTCCTTTCTTTACCTCTGATCATGATCACTAACAAGACACAAATGCTCAAGGTGATTGCACAAACTGCAGCACCACATAATCTCACCCGAGAACAAAAGTTTGAAGTTTTTGTTAGAGTCTGCGACAACATGTTGGCAGAAGGTAGAATCTCTAAAGTAAATCACACTCGTTGGACTAATGTTTTCTAAGAATGAATTGAAACGTGCTGCTAAGTATTCTGTAGCACTTGCGATTGCAATCCCTCTACTTGTAGGTGTATTTTCGCTGCTTGCGTTAGCACCTGCTCCGTTCGGATTCGGTGTCATTATTGGCATCTTCAGTTATCCTTTCTTCCTGTTCCTTTTTAGACATGTATGAAGAGAATTGAAGACCCGTTGTTGAAACTAACACTTGCAAAAGGTCAAGTGTCTAATGTTATCGAACTCATCAAAGATAATGAGTTTGAGCAATACATGTCCACCAAACTTTGGTCAGTTTATTATGAACTTGAACGACAACAGAGCAACCTTCAGCATCAACAAAAAACTGAGCGTGACAGTCGCCAAACTGGTTGATCAGTGGTTGTGGAGTCGTCTGGGCATCCTATACTGACTTCAGTTGAGAGGAAACCACCATGCGTCACACAAAAGCACAAGTTCTTGACCAGTTTCGCTACAACTGGAAAGTGGCAGTTATCTCTGATAAGTCGCTCAAAGGTGATGCAATCGCTAAGCGTGAGTATTGGAACAACTTTGTTGATAGTCTCAACAAAGAGGGTCTTGTTTCCGATAATCAAGCAAACAACTGGGCAAATCCTTTCTGATGAATAAGACAAGATCTCTCAAAGAACTTCGCATCATTCACATGAAATTTGTCCTCTTGGTTATCATCGGTGTTCTTCTTTGGAATAACAACGATGCGCGACGATTCACCGCAGATGTGCTAAATGACGCTGCGGAAGTTGTGCGACCTGACTCACACCAACTTAAGATCACATTCTGATGTACGATGTAGCAGAAGAACTGCAATCTGTGATCGAAAGACTCGGAAATGCAGTGGTAGTTTCCAACGATTCTTGTAGCGATCCTGAACGGGGTTATCCTTTCGCTACTGGTTATTCTAGGTCTGCGATGGAAGATTCTATCGAAGATCTCAAACAAATTCTTTACACTCTTCAAAATGGACAAAATTGATTTTCTCACTCAAACTGTTGAAACTGGAGGTTATGAAATGTCTGTAGATTCATGGGTAGTTCTTGAGAAGATTGCGTCACAACTTGAATTGACTGTTGATTATCTCCTGGATGAATTTGCGGTTGATGGTAAGATCGATTTAGAAGGATTGTGTGACGTAAATGTTAATTATGACTAGTGGACGGTTCCCCAGGTGGTTTCGCGGTTTTGTATCGTGCCGAACTACCTGAACCCCTGGGGTTCTGTATATTAAAAGAGTCAAAGGAACACCACCAACCATGCGTAAGATCGAAACCCAGATGAACACCGCAATCGCTAACAGCGAGAATTGGTCTTCTGGAAACACTTCTGTTCACTTTAACGAAGAAGATCAGATCTCTATTGTTCGCCTTCACGGGAACAAAATTGCAGAGATCGGTGAAGGTTTCATCCGACTCTTTGATGGTGGTTGGCAGACTAACACCACAAAATCCCGTCTCAATGCTATCCTGGAGGGAAATGGTTGTGATGGTGATAAAGTCTTCGCGAAGAACTTTGATTGGTTTGTTCAAATGGACACCCGTCAAGGTTTGACCGTTGTTCCTTTCTTTTCCTCAATGCGTCTCGGATGATTAAACCTGAAGTTCTGTTAATTGTGGTGGTTTCAATGTTAGCGACTGCGTTCACATTGATCGAGGTTGGTAAAACAATTAAACCACCAGAAAACCAATCCGTGAACTGTCCCAACCCCCTATTGCAGAATCCCTGAAAATATGGGATTCTATAAGAGTCAAAGGAACACCACTCAAACCTCAAACAAATGACTTCACAAGAAATGTCCGCAACAATCTATCGTGGTTTGTTCACTGATGAAGAATGGAATGTGATCGATTGTGCATTGTCTGAGTATCAAGATCACTTCGATGGTGATGATAGTTATGAAGAGGTGATTTACAACCGAGTTCAACAAAAAATCTCTGCAATCTTCGATCTCACTAAAGGTAACTGATTATGCACCCTTATTACACAACATCTTTCGCAGATCGTGAAATGTTTGCATACAATGCAAACTATCGGAAAAAACAGGAAGAGGAGAAAACTGCATCACAAAAAATTGATGCACATTTGGCACAACCTGAGACACGAATCAAGTATGCTTTTCAGTTCTTAAATGAATATGGAGAGTATGAAGAATCTCGCGTTAAGTGTTACAATTCTATTTCAGAATGGTCTGACAAACTTGACACTTCGGAGTCGCACTATTGATGCAAACAACAACTGCAACTTATGTGATCAATGTAACCACGGA